AGATAATAGAGGAAAAGCAGGTGTTTACATGTGAACAAATTTAATAAATGGTAATACTTATATAGGATCCTCTGTAAACTTATCCCCTAGATTATTAAAGTATCTAAATGAAAATGCTCTAAGAAAAAATAAGATGCTTATTAGTTTAGCTATTCTTAAATATAATATTGTNAATTTCTCCTTAGATATTNTAGAATATTGTTCTTCTAAANATGTAATCCAAAGAGAACAGTATTATTTAGACACTTATAAACCTATTTACAATATTNTTAAAATAGCTGGTTCTTCTTTAGGTTATGTTCATAATGAGANCAGTTTAGCTAAAATGANTTTGCGTATTGTATCAGAGGCTACTCTTAATAAAATGAAAGAACGTAAACAAAGTGAGCAAACCAAAGATAAAATTAGAAAAGCTATAGGAATACCTGTTAAAGTTTTAAATATAGATAAAGAAGAAATAATAATATATGCGTCAAAAAAAGAAGCAGGATTATATCTAAATACAAATGATACTACTATAGGGCGTTACATAAGATCTGGTAAATTACTATTTGATAAATATTTAATTACAGAAGTTGATTAATATTTTATTTATAAATGAAACAATTATAATAAGATAATAATTCATAAATATCCCTTTTAGGGATAAAGGAAAGTTCCTTTATTGGTAAGAAGGGTTGAGCTGTAAACTCAATAGTAATATACTTTTAAGAGTTCGAATCTCTTCTTTCCTATTTTATTCTTATTAACTCAATGGTAGAGTAGGATACTTCTAATATCTAGATCCAAGTTCGAGTCTTGGATAAGAATTATGCCGGGATAGTTCAACAGGTTAGAACATTAATTTCATGCATTAAGAATGAGAATTCAAATTTCTCTCCCGGTTTATAATGGCCATAAATTAATGCTAAACTATGAAGAAAATATATAAGACTTTTAGTTTTATATATTATAAACTGAACACTTTATGTCCTGTATATACGGTATGTACAGGAATATAAATATTTTTCATTATTATTATTAATATATGTATATATATATAACACAATATTTATATTGTGAGGTTTATCTAGTTCCTTATAATCTAGTATTATATTTTAATAATTTTATATTTATATTAGTCATATAAATATAAAAACAAGCGGCCATAAGTTAATGGTAAACTAATTGTCTTCCAAATAAAAAATATCGATTCGATTTCGATTGGCCGTAAATTAGTATAATTATCTTTTATACTAAAAATTTTAAAGGTTGTTTTTAGTTTATATAGTTTCATTATGATAAGATATAAGACCTTAGTTTAATTGGTAAAACAGAATATTCATAATAATTGAAATGAGGGTTCAAGTCCCTACAGGTCTTATGTTTTTAATTAAAGAAAGAAACATTTTTATTTAAGGGTTTATCTAGTACCATTATATTATGAATATAAAAAACTAGTATTGTGTTGTTCAATTAATTAAAAATAAAAATTATGCTTAATTTAAAATCAAAAAACCCTTTAGAATCAGAATTAACATCTGATTATAATTGTACAAAACTAAATATATCCAACTCATTAGATGTTGACAATTGTTTATTTACACCAAAACTATTAGCTGTTCTACTTAGATCTAATAAAAATGAGTCCACTTACTTTAAACATTTGAGTAACAAACATTCAAAAGTATTTAAAGACAAAGAAGGTATATACCTTATAGCTTTTAGAATACTTAACAAAGAAAAAAGAAGTTTAGTTTATAATTATATATATTATAATGATATGCTTTATTTAACTTTGATAGTATACTTTTTACTAAGAAATTACTTTATTAGTGAAAATAACCATGAATGAGGTAAATATTTAGTAATTATTGATAATATATTTTTAAATTATGACTTTGTGGATAAATATTTGTATATTAAAGATAAAACGAGGAATTAATATTAAATTTAACTTAAAGCAAGATAATTTAATTTTAAAAAGTATTATTAGTAAAAAATATTTACTAGATCTTAAAAACTTAGTAGAATTTAGCAGTAGTTTAATATATGCAGGTAATTCTGAAAAAATGACCTGTTTATTAGATAATAGTTTTAACAAAAATTACTATGAGTATACTAAAATAGTATATGATAGTATTTGTTCTAGTAAATTCACTAATAAAAAAATTATTCTTAATAATGATGTTGAATTGACTAATCCTTTTAATAAATTACTTTTTGTGGTTAAAGATAAAGAGACTTTACTAAAAAATATATCTGATAAAGGTTATACTATAAGCCAAGGATCTCAACAGTGAAGAGGCCAAATTAACAGTATAAATAGTTTTCTAAATTATTTAGATGTAGATTATAGAAAATCATTATATAATCATAGTAAACTTCATTATTCTAAAGGAAATATAGATAATAGTTGAAAGGATGAAACATTAACTAAAGAACATTTTACCTTTAGAAATATACACCAACGTATGGGAAATGTAAAATGATAATTAAAAAAAGTTATAATATAAAGCGGCTATCGTTTAATTAAATTACCGTTAATGTACAACATTATTTATCTAGGTTCAAATCCTAGTTTCTCCAGCCTTAATAGACAAATATTATATAGTATATATAAGTCTATTTGTTTTCATAGGAAAGGAATATATTTATATATATAGGTAAATTTTTTAGAGTTTTAAAATAAATTTATCTAGAGTTTTAAATCTAGTATTATATTAAATTAAATTTATTATAAATAAATAGAAAATATGAAAAATAACAATTACAGTAAAAATATAAATATAATACCTGTTGTATCTTATCCAAATGCAGATAAGGACAAATCTATTGTATATAAAGAAAATAAAAAGAAATCGGGTATATATCGTTGAAATAACTTAATAACAGGAGATTCATATGTGGGAAGTGCTATTAATTTAACTAATAGGTTAAGAAATTATTTTTCACCTATATTTCTTAAAAGTAAAATACTGAGGGGTAAAAGTATAATAAATAATTCATTATTAAAGTATGGTTATAATAATTTTAGTCTAGATATTCTAGAATATTGTGAACCAAGTATGTTAATAAAAAGAGAACAATATTTTATTGATACATTAAACCCAAAATATAATATATTAAAAAAAGCTGGTTCAAGTTTAGGTTATAAACATTCCCCAGAAACTTTATTAAAATATAAAGAACGTAGGCTCAGCCCAGAAGCTTTAATTAATATTAAATTAGCTAAAAAAGGTAAAGCTCCTACTTCGCCTTTAAGAATAATTAATCACTTATTAGCAACTGGCCATATTACAACTGTAGTAAATAAAAAAGATAATTCCGTAAAAGTATATAATTCCATACGTGCTGCATCAAGGGACATTGGTATTAATCACGCAACAATAATAAACTATGTCAATACTAACAAATGATTAAAAGATACTTATTTAATAACTAGAAAAAATAAGTAGATAATATCAAATAAAGTATATATAGTTTAATAAAACTGCGATTTCGCATATCATTCTTTTAAAAGGCCTCAAGGGCCAAAGAATTAGTAACTTAATTGGTAAAGGGTTTCCTTGTCGAGGAAATAGATGCCGGATCGAAGCCGGCCTAATTCGTAAGGAAAAGTAAGCATAGGTAAGCTAAAAATTTTGCTAAAATTTGTCTTTATAGATCTAAGAGTTCAATTCTCTTCTTTTCCGACTATGTATATAAAAGAGTATAGTTTAATGGTAAAATAAGAAGCTTCAAACTTCGTGTTTTCAGTTCAAATCTGAGTGCTCTTGATGTTTATCTTTATATATAAATATAATTTCAATGTTTAAACAAGAAGTAATTATATTTTTATAATAAAATTATTTATAAAGATTCTTTAACTTAATGGGTAAAGTATACTTTTGATAAGAGTAGGTTTGGCGTTCGAGTCGCTGAAGAATCAATGGTTATAATTTTAAAGAGAATTGACCGAGCGGTTTAAGGTAGACTGATCTTTTAATAATCCGAGCACTGGAATTGGTAGACGATAATATTTTTTGTATTGTCAATTATGTGGGTTCAAATCCCTCCTCGGATAATTCCTTTTATATCTTATAATAACAAACTATACATAACTAATATCGATATAAAAGGAACATTAAGTTAGATAAAAATTATTTGGAAATTTTTATCAAAAATTAATATTTTGCTATAAAAGTGGATTTGTATTTTATCAAACTTTGTTTTTATTGTAAAGGTTTATCTAGAACCTATAAATCTAGTATTGTGTTGTTGTATTATTTTATATTAATAATTATGAAAAAATTTAAAATAAATATTCAAATACAAGTATCCTTCAAAACTTTAATACTAAAGTTTTGAATAACTCTGTTTTAGGTAATTTATATATTGTGTTACTTACTTATTATTTGTCTTTAAAGTATAGTGATTAAATATTATAATAATTTGGTGTTATCTTGATTAATTAAAAAAATATGTTTAACTTAGAAATGAAAAATCCTTTAAAATCATATGATAACTCTAAATTAATAAAAGAAAAAGTATTATACCTTAATAATAAAAAAGATACAAATAAATCCTTGATATTATGAGGTACTAATTTACATACTACAGTTGGAGTAAAATTAACTCAAAATGAATTAAATATAGTGAAATTACCTTATTTTATAAA